TTATATTTTGACATTTCTTCTGATTTGGTTTTCTGCTGACTATTCACATCAGTTGAGTATGTACGTTCAATTTTTTGCTCTTCTGTATATTGTATTCTTTCCCATGCTAGGTTCCTTTAGGCACATGTCCATGTATGGCGCTCCAAGAGCTCTTTCCTTATTGTACAAGAAGGAAAAGGAGGAGTGCTTAAATGATTGGTCCAAATTGGCCCCAGCTACATTGACTTTGTCTACCCTCTATTGTAGCAAGAAGGATATTGTCGACTTTTATGTGGAGGCTTGTGAAAAATGGTATTTACAACCGCAGAGCAGACTGAAACCTACAGTCGCTGAAGTTGGAAAAAGAGATGCTAAGCACAAATTTGATGATGAATGGTTTAAGAATTGTGCTGAACCGTTTCTTGATCCTCTTCCCACATCTGTTTTACGCACTCCTGCTGAAGTTCGCAATGCAGTGGGGGACAATGTATGGTCTATTTGTAATTTGACAAACAATTCAAAATCAAACTGCTTTGTAGTGTGTAGTGGGTGCGTTCTTATTCCCTACCATTATGTGCCAAAGGTAGCTTGCACCTTTCGATTGATTCGACACAATAGGGGAAATAAGGGAAATCAATATTTTGATGCCCTAATTGAGCCAGAACAGTGTGTCCGAGTTAAAGATTACGATTTGGCTATGGTATGGGTTCCAAAGACGAGGGACGTTCGAGATATGATTGATTTTTTCCCAGCAGGATTCTGTGAATCGAGTGACAAGAGGAGTGGCAGGGTTGCATCACGTGATTTTAATGGGGATCTTGAATGGTCTGACGTAAGAGAACTATTTTTCACTCGTAGAGCAACGAGTGGAATGGGATATTCTTTCCCTGGTGCTTGCTACATATGGAATGAAGCAAAGGAGGGCAAGTGTCTTTCACCAGTCATCACTGATGACAAAAATGCATGCATATCTGGTCTCCATATTGGTGGATCCACGAAGTGCAGGGACGATGGTGGCTATATAGCCTATGGAGTTACGCCAACTCGCCAAGATCTCCTTGATGCAAAGGCTTTGTTGGAAAGGTTTTCGACAGTTATACCCATGAGTTCTTCAGGTGAATTCAGAACCGAATGTATGGGTGTAGAGGTTTTGCGCAGGGAAATCAAGAAAAAATCCTGCTATCTGAGAATGGAGGAGGATAATTCAGCCCACTTTTTGGGCTCGTCCCTGAATTGCAATCGCACCCCCAAATCCCAGGTGCGAGACACTCCTATAAAGGAGAGTGTGAAAGAGATGTTCAATATTCGAGATAACTGGGGTCCACCAAAGTTCAAGGGTCCTGATGGCCATTCCCCTCACCAACCATGGGAAATTGGTATGAAAAAATGGATTGTTGATAAGCCTGGTTTGCCATTTGGTCTGTTGAATAAGGCAAAGATTGAGTATACCAATAATCTAACGCGTGTTCTTTTCAGCGAGAAGGATTTTTGGAAAAGTGAAATAAGAACTTTGACCTGGGATGAGACGGTCAATGGAATTCCAGGCAAGCGATTTATTGATTCAATGAATTTTAAGAGTTCTATCGGGTTTCCCTTCAAAGGGAGCAAGAAGTTATTTTCTACGAATCTTGGCAAGGTTGATGATTGGCAAGATAAGAGAATTCTTGATTCACAGTTCATTGAAGAGGCTGAAAAAATTGAAGCTTTGTACAAGGTTGGGAAGCGGTATTATCCATGGTTCACATCCACATTGAAGGACGAGCCGACTCTCGAAACTAAGGACAAAGTTAGAGTATTTCAGGCCACTTCCACCCCCTTTCAGCTTGTTATGAGGAAGTACACTTTGGGAATCTGCAGGTTTTTACAAATGAATCCGTTGGATTCCGAGTGCGCTGTGGGTATTGATCCTTGTTCCAGTGAGTGGAATGAGATGTATACTCATTTGAAACAAGCTCAAACACCTCTGTATGACAGATGGTTCGCCATTGATTATAAGGCTTATGATACGTCTATCCCAAGTCAAATGATTATGGCTATTGGTCGCATCTTTGTTGATATAGCGAAGATTGCTGGATATTCCAAGGAAGAGATTACAGTTCTTAATTCTATCTTTTCCGAATTATCTTTTTCTATTGTAGACTTTAATGGAGATGTTCTGATGCTGGATGGTGCCAATCCGTCTGGTAATTCTCTTACGGTCTTTATCAATAGCTTGTGCAACAGCTTGCTTATGAGAATCTTTT